TGCTTGCACTAAGTCACTCTTTGAGTGGCTTTTTTATATTTCAAAACAAATAAACAGCAGGAGGTTTAGGCTTGGGTAGAGCAAGAGACCCCAACCGAGACAAAGCATTTGAAATCTATTCAGAGAACAATGGAAACATTGAACTGATTGAGATTGCTGAGCGTTTGGGTGTTTCAGCTGGCACTGTCCGAGGTTGGAAAAGTAAAGACAAATGGGAACCTAAAATAAAAGGAACGTTCCAAAAGAAAAATACGGAACGCTCCAAAAATCCAAGGGGTGCTCCCAAAGGTAGCAAAAACGCTCTAGGGCATGGAGCGCCTAAGGGAAACACTAACGCCCTCAAACATGGGCTGTTTGCTAAGTATCTACCTCAAGAGGTATATGAGATAGCGCAAGAGCTTTCAGAAAAACAGCCTATTGACATTCTTTGGGAAAATATCACGCTGACCTATGCTAATTTACTACATGCTCAGCGTATTCTTTACGTTCGGGATGTTGATGATACTACAAGCGTACTTATAGCTACCACGGCAAAAGGTGGAGCAAGCTACGAAATTCATACATCATGGGATAAGCAAGGCAAGGCCTTAGCTGCAATAGCAAGAGCTCAGACTGAGCTTAGAGGCATGATTAAGACTTATGACGAGCTTACACGCTCTCCACTTGTTACAGAGGAGCAACGCCTTAGAATTGAAAATCTCAAGGCTCAACTAGGCTCAGGTGATGAAGATGACACAGTGATTACTGGATTTACATTTGATAGGAGTGAGTATAATGGCAATACTGAACCTAGCGAAACTGATTAACCCAGTATTTGATGAAGTCCTCTATACGCCCAAGAGTCATATAGTGCTCAAGGGTGGCCGTGCCTCTACTAAGTCATCAGTGGTCTCTATTGACCTTGTCAATGATTTCATCAATGATCCTATGGGTAATGTGGTAGTCTTGCGAAAAGTAGGCAAGTACTTGAGAATGTCCGTGTATGAGCAGATAAGATGGGCCATCTATGAGATGGGGCTAGCTAATCAATTCAAGTTTGGGAAATCTCCCTTACAGATTACACATAAGAAGACAGGCACAGCTTTTTACTTTTACGGCGTAGACGATCCAATGAAACTCAAATCCCAGAAGATAGCCAAGGGCTATGTAATGGCCGTATGGTTTGAGGAACTTGCTGAGTTTTCAGGCCGTGAGGATATTGACATAGTTGAGGATACTTTCATCCGTCAAGAACTCCCAAACGGTAAAGAGGTAAAGGTCTATTTTACTTATAACCCTCCACGCAATCCCTATGACTGGATAAATGAGTGGGTGGCTGAGAAAGCTAGTGACCCTACTTACATGATACATCACAGCACCTACCTTGATGACAAGCTAGGTTTTTTGTCTAAGCAGATGAAAGACAAGATAGAACGCTACAAGGAGACGGACCCTGACTACTATAGATGGATGTATCTAGGCGAGGTAATCGGTTTAGGTAATCATGTCTATAACATGAGCTATTTTAAAGAGCCTACCAGAGGATGATAGGCTTATCGGTATATCATTTGCTCTGGATACAGGACACCAGCAATCAGCAACGGCCTGCGGAGCTTATGGGCTAACTGCCAAGGGTAATGTTATCTTGCTTGATACGTTTTACTATAGTCCAGCTGGAAAGACCATCAAAAAGGCCCCTAGTGAGCTCTCTGTGATGATCCATGACTTTATAGACAAGGTCATGAAGACCTACAGAGTACCTAAATTAAAAATGACTATTGATAGTGCGGAGGGGGCTTTGAGAAACCAATATTTCAAAGATTATGGCGAGCGCTGGCACCCAGTAGCCAAGAAGAAAAACCAGACCATGATAGACATGGTTATTAGCTTACTAGCTGAGGGGCGTTTCTACTACCTTGACACAGAGAATAACAAGGTATTCATTGAGGAGCATAAGATGTACCGCTATGATGACAAGTCACTCAATACAGATGACCCCAAAGTCATCAAAGAAGATGACCACACGGTAGACGAGTTCAAGTATTTTGTCCTAGACAACGCTAGAGAGCTAAGACTTAAAGCCTAAAGGAGCTAACAATGGGAATAGTAAAGACTATCAAGAATTTTTTCACAAGGAGCAAGTATGTGATGACAACACAGAACTTAACAAATATCACTGATCACCCTAAAATAGCAGTGTCATCCACAGAGTATGACCGTATCAGGGAAAATCTCAAGTATTATGCAGGACATTATCCACAAATTGAGTACACTGACAGCAACGGCACGCCTCAAAAACGAGCTTTCAACCATTTGCCTATTGGACGTACAGCAGCCAAGAAGATTGCAAGCCTGGTGTTTAATGAACAGGCTAAAATCAAGCTAGACGACAAGGACGCTGACAAATTCATTCAAAAACAGCTACAAGATGACAGATTTGTCAAGAATTTTGAGCGCTACCTGGAGAGTGGGTTGGCGCTTGGTGGCTTGGCTATGAGGCCATACGTCGATAGAGACAAAGTAAGAGTCTCTTTCATTCAGGCGCCTGTCTTTTTGCCTCTGCAAAGCAACACACAGGACGTCTCTAGTGCCGCTATTATCACTAAAACAATCAAGTCAGAGGGTAACAAGCAGAAGTTTTACACACTGATTGAACTGCACGAATGGGGCAAGGATGACAAGTACACAGTCACTAACGAGCTCTACAAGTCTGATAATCAGAACGTGGTAGGCGCTAGGGTTCCTCTATCAGACCTCTATGAGGATCTTGAGGAAGTAGTAGACCTGAACGGCTTGAGTCGTCCACTATTTACTTACTTGAAGACCCCAGGCATGAACAACAAAGATATTAACTCAGCTCTTGGGCTGTCTATCTTTGACAATGCTAAGACCACAATGGACTTTCTTAATACCACCTATGATGAGTTTATGTGGGAGATTAAGATGGGTCAGCGCAGAGTGGCCGTCCCTAGTCAAATGATTAAGGTTGAGTATAATCAGGATGGCGAGAATGTCACAGTTAAGCGTGAGTTTGAGGCAGGGCGTAATGTCTATGAACAGATTGACTCAGGTGATATGGATAAGGGTGTAGGTATTACTGACCTTACAACACCTATCCGATCGGATGACTATATCAAGGCTATCAATAAAATCCTAGCGATTTTTGAAATGCAGATAGGAGTATCTTCTGGAACCTTTACATTTGACGGTAAGAGCTTGAAGACAGCCACTGAGGTTGTCAGCGAGAACTCAGACACATACCAGATGAGAAACAGCATTGTCAGCTTGGTAGAGCAGTCTTTGAAAGAACTCATTATCTCAATGTTAGAGTTAGGCAAAGCCTACGGTCTTTATAAGGGGAATATCCCTGAAATGGAGAAAATCAGCATTAACCTTGATGATGGAGTTTTTACAGACCGAAATGCTGAGCTGGACTACTGGGTTAAGGTTGTAAATGCTGGCTTTGCTACGGATGTCATGGCCATTGAAAAGGTGCTCAACGTGACTCCTGAGAAAGCTAGAAAAATCAAGGCTGAGATTAGCGGAAATGTCATTGATGAGGCTAGTGGAGAGCGCAGTCCTGAGGATGTATCCACCTATGGAGAGTAGCATGAAAAAACTATTTAGGTTTATTTTGCCACCACTCAACCCAGCCAAGTTATTTATTAAGTTACCAAACAGGTTTTTGAGGTGGGTATGGTATGACTGAAAAGAAACCAATCAAGCTAAATGATGAGCAGCTAATGCTTGACGCTAGTCAGGTTGCAGACATCTATCATCAGCTAACTCTTGACCTTTTTGACCAGGTTATAGATCGTATCAAAGAGCGTGGCTCTGCTAGTCTTGATGACAACCCCTATATTTGGCAACTTGAGAAAATGAATGAGATGGGCCTACTCAATGAGGACAATGTCAAGCTCATTTCTGACCGTTCAGGCATTGCTGAGGAGCAACTTAGGCATGTTATCCAAAATGAGGGCTACAAGGTCTATAAAGACACAAAAGAGCAACTACTGGAGTCCATGAGTGGAGAGTTTAGTCATAACTCACTCATTCAGACCAATCTAGCTGCTTATGTCAATCAAGCTATGGGAGATATAGACAACCTCATCAATACCACTCTACCAATGAGTGTCAGAAAGGTTTATCAGTCCATAGTCCAGGAGAGCGTGGCTAAGGTTGTCACAGGACTCACTACCTCAGACAAGGCTATCTCTGATACAGTCATGAAATGGGCTGAAAAGGGATTTTATGGCTTTACTGATAGCCAAGGAAAGCACTGGAAAGCCGACACATACGCTAGGCAAGTCATCAAGTCCACGGCTTGGCGTGTCTATCGTGAGGCCAGAATGGCTCCAGCTGAGGAATTGGGTATAGACACCTTTTACTATCACAAAAAGGCCACAGCAAGAGAGATGTGCGCTCCTTTGCAACATCAGATAGTAACTACTGGAGTTGCTAGGACGGAGGCTGGGGAGCGTATCCTTTCATTAGCTGATTATGGCTACGGCCAGCCCGCTGGATGTCAAGGTATTAACTGTACTCATGAGATGACACCATACATCCCAGGGGCTAACTACAAGCCTGATTTGCCCGACGAGTTAAGAGACTTAACGCCTGAGCAGGCTATAGAAAATGCAAACGTACAGGCCAAACAGAGGGCCCTTGAGCGTTCTATCAGACGGTCAAAGGAATTTCTCCATGTTGCAGAGAAACTAGGTGATCAGGAGCTGATAGACAAGTATAAGAGCAAGGTTAGGATCCAACAGGGAGCCATGAGAGACTATCTCAAACAACACCCTTTCCTACATCGTGATTATGCTAGAGAGAAATACTATGACGACCCATTTTCTCAAGCTCAAAAAGAAGTAAAACTCAGGAAGAAGATGTCAGAATATCACTACATCAAAGAGGATGAAATACCTGCATTTAAGAAAGTGGGCGGGAAAATCACCAAAGCAGAGCGTAAGGTTATCTATGCAGATGAAAACCCTCAAGGTTTGGGATATATTGGTACACCTCACAGTTTTGCTATCAATAAATACTTGAGAGATAAAAATGTAATGCCGCCTGAGTATCAGAATATAGTTGATACTTTGGACGGGGTCATCAAGAAAAATAGAGCTCTAAAAAATATCAAAGTCAATAGATTTGATGATGAGGGGTACTTTAATTCTATCCTTAGAAAGAACGCTAGTCTTTTAGAAAAACATGATAGCATTGAGTCTGCTCTTAATTCTGGACAAGCTACTTTTGATAATGATGGCTATACATCTACTAGTTATATTCCTAAATACAATTTCTTCCAGGACAGACCTATTAAAACCATTATCAACATTCCTAAAAATGCTGAAATTTATTTCACTGATAACGATATAGAGAGCGAGATTATTCTTCCAAAAGGTTCAAAATATGATATAATTAACATGAAACGAAAAGAGGATAATGTTATTATTGAAATGAATCTAAGAGAGGAGTAAAATCTATGAATTTGGAAGAAGCGTTAAAACAAGTAAGCAGCTGGAATCTTAAAAAGCCTGCTCCTTTAATCCCTTCTGAAATGACTGACGAGGAGCTCTCTCGTTTGCGTTTTACATGGGTTTCTCCAGAAGATGAAGAACTTGTCATGAACGAACTCAAAAGACGTGGTCTAGCTTTGTAAACAATTAGCGCTTAGTTTGACCTAGGCGCTTTTTTCATGCAATAAATTGCTATAAACCACTATAAACCGTATGGATTTCCATTCGGTTTTTATTTTGCCCTGGAGCATGGCGTAAAACTGTCTTAATTTGTCCATGTGACGTAAAAAAGGAGGAGTTAAGACATGAGTCTTAAACGTGAAATGTTAGTTGAGGCAGGTATCGAGGACAAGGGTGTCATTGACAATATTATGCAAGCGTACGGTGCAGGTATTGAAAATGCCAAGTCACAAGCCAAGTCGGAACTGCAAGCCGAAAACGACACATTAAAACAACAGCTTGAGCAACAAACCCAAGCTATCAATGAACTACAGGCCAAAGAGGGAGCGAGTGCTGAAAGCAAACAACAGCTTGAAGAACTCAAAGCCCAATTTGAGCAGTATAAGCTGGATAGTGAGGCAAACCTTGCTCAGATCACTAAAACAAACGCTGTAGCCCTTGCTTTGAAAGACGTAGGAGCTTACAACTCAGAGGACTTGATGAAATTCATTGACCTAGAAAAAATCGAGCTAGGGGAAGATGGAAAACCTCAATTAGAGGACACAATCAACTCACTCAAAGAGTCAAGCCCTTACCTATTCCAAGCCGAGGACAAGCAGCCTAACCCTAATATCTCTGTGCACGGAAATCCACCAGCAGAAACTGGATACGATCATCTAAGCGCAGAGGACAAAGCCCTATTTGCAGGCTTTGATAGCGTATAAAACCAAAAATAAAGAAAAGAGGAATATTACACATGGTAGTAAATTACGCAGCTAAATTCGCTGAAAAAGTAGATGAGCGCTTTGCTAAAGAGGCCCTATCTACTGGTATTGTTAATCAAGATTTTGATTTTCTTGGAGTTGACACAGTCAAGGTCTACTCTATCCCAACATCAGGAATGAATGACTACAAGACAAATGGGCAAAACCGTTACGGTGACGCTGAGGAACTTGGAAATACAGTTCAAACTATGACAATGAAGAAAGATCGCTCTTTCACATTCACGATTGACAAGAAATCTGAGCAGGACACTAATGGTGTTATGGAGGCTGGGAAAGCCCTTGCACGTCAGTTGTCAGAAGTTGTTATCCCTGAAGTTGATACTTACCGTTTTGCAACAATCGTAGCTGGTGCAGCACCCGAACATATTGCAACAGCAGCTGTGACTAAAGAGAATGCTTATGAGGCTGTCCTTGATGGTCAGGTTAAGCTCACTGACGCTCTTGTCCCAACAGCTGGCCGTGTCTTGCATGTGTCACCTAAGTTCTACAAACTTATCAAACTTGACCCAACATTTGTGAAAAACTCTGACCTTGGTCAAGAGATCACTATCAAAGGTCAAGTAGGTATGATTGACGGCTTGCCAGTAGTTTTGACACCTACATCACGCTTGCCACAAAAAGTAGAGTTTATTATCGCTCACCCTGTGGCTACTCCATCTCCTATTAAGTTGGAAGACTACAAGATCCACGACAACCCACCAGGAATTAACGGCAAACTCGTTGAGGGCCGTATCCGTTACGACGCTTTCGTTCTTGACAACAAGAAAAAAGCTATCTACGTTCACAAATCAGTATAAGGAGGCTAGCTAATGGCTAAGAAAAAAGAAGAAACCACAGAGGAAGTTGTGGAAAACCAAGAAGTGACAGAGGAAGTTGTCAAAAAATCTGTTACTTTGACAAAAGATGGGGTTTCTTTTACCCTGTCTGACCCGATCATGATTTCAGCCTTTGAAAATCAAGGATATGAAGTGGAGGAGTAAAGTAAATGGCTAAATTTAAAGCGACATCAAACGTTGTCTTTATCGTTGACGGCGAAGAGAAAAGCTATGACAAAGATGTAGAGTATGACATGGATGTCAAGACAGCTGAGGCGCTCAACGCCAAAGGTGAAATTACACACCCTGAGCTCAGCCCGTTCTTTGAACGTACTGACAAGGAAGAAAAAGCAGCAAAGGCGGATAAATAACACCGCCTTTTTTAATTGGAGGTGGTTACTATCGCTTATTTAACACAAGATGAATTTAAGGATTTTGGTTTTGATGAAGTAGAGGACTTTGAAAAGCTACTACAGAGGGCAGAGATTGCTATCAACCTCTTTCTTAACAATTTCTACAGCTTTGTAGATTTTGAAAAAGAGATCGGGCACAGAAAGCAAGCTGTCAAGCTGGCTACGGCTTTCCAGGTGGCATATTTGGACGCTAGTGGGATCACTACGGCTGATGATAAGCAATCAGTTTCTACTGTGGTTCTAGGGCGTACTCATATCACCTACAAGAACTCCTCTAGCCAGTCTTTAGAGAGTGCTAGGTATAACTTATCACTTGACGCCTTGAATGCTCTGAAATCGGCAGGATTTGGCTACAGGGGGGTAGGCTATGACAGACATTGATAAACGGTTATTGATTGATACTGTAACAATTCAGAAAACCACAGGAGAAAAAGACGGATGGGGTAAAGAAGTATTTGAGAGCCCAGTGACCCTTAGAACTGTTAGGTTTGACATACAGTATCAAGTGCAAGGCACGAAGAACAACCGCAAAGAGTCCAAGCCTAGCACGTTATTTGTGTACCCTAAATATTGCCCTATCGTCTTAGACAAGACCTTTGAAAATGCCATTATCAACGACGGAGAACGTGAGTACAGAGTGACCTCTGTGGTTCCTGTCAGTTATCCACACAAACAAAAAGTATTTTGTTACGAAGTGGAGTGTATCTGATGGGAACAGGCGTATCTGTCAAGGTTGATTTAAAGGGCATTGAGAAAAAGGTATCCCCAACAGCGTTAGCAAAAGGGAAGTTAGCAATATCTAGCCAAATGATGACTGACATGAGGCCTTTTATTCCTCGTGATAGTGGTGAGCTTAGTGGAAGTGGGCAGGCGACGAGAAATGGAGTGAAATACCCTGGACCTTATGCCAGAGCTCAATTTTACGGCTCAAGCTATAACAAGGTTAGGACGTTTGTCTTTAAGAAGTACACGACTCCTGGAACAGGCAAGCGGTGGGACTTGAAAGCATCAGCGTTATATCTTGATGATTGGAAGAAGACAGGTCTAAGAGCAATGGGAGTAAAAACATGAATAACAACGATTTTTCAGAAGTCCTCAGAGATTTCATCAACACACTAAACCTCTCTCTGACTTGTAAGCTTGATTACTTATCAGAGGGGGAGGATTTAGTCCTTTACCCTTTGCCTGGTGGGAAGATTTTAAAAGAGTACATGAACGGCAAGCAGGACATCAGCCTTGTCTTTGAGGTGGCAATCAAAACGACTGATCACCAGAAGACAAGCTCTATCCTGTGGGCCATCAATTATGCTCTTGCTGATTTTAATCTGGATCTACCTAGCAAAAACAATTCATATCAATTCAGAGGCCTTGAAGTATCACAGCCATTCCTAAATGACCGTGATGAGCAAGGCTTTTATATTTACATGTTAGATGTAACGGCAAAATTAGAAACAAATGGAGGGAACTAAATGCCAAAAATGAAAAACGCCAAGCGCAAACACTTTCTTGCGCCATGGTTACCAACAGCACCAGCTACTGAGCCAAGTAATGACGCCTGGAAATGGCTTGCGGACGGAGTAACAACCGCTGAGGCCGAAAACGACGAGGAGACAGATGACATTGCATACTACAACGGTGATGGCACTAAGAAAACAGTAGTAACATCTGTCAAAAACGGATACAGCTTTGAGGGCGACTACATCAAAGAGGACGCAGCTCAGGCCATTGTCGCAGGTATGCGCTTTAAAACTGGAGATGACCGTAATGTCTGGCTTAAAGTAGTAGAGTCTGATGGTAAAACTCAATATGTCGGAGTAGCTACAGTCTCAGGTATCAAAATCGGAGGCGGAGAGGCCTCTGAGTATGAGGGCTTTGAGGCAACTATCAGCTGGAATGCAGCACCTAAACAGTCTGCCGTAGTCGGTTAATGATTTGATCTAGGGGAGTGAACAGGCTCCCCTTTTTATTTTTGACTTAAAAATTAGTAGGAGAAAAAACAAATGGTAGTAATTAAAAAACGTGATAATGTCATCCCTGTTGACTTTGGAGAGTTCAAACTTGAATTTGTAGCCAATGACAAAAACATCCACAAAATGGAGTCAGTAGGAAAAATGCTCAAAAAAGAGGGCGAAAAACTAGCTAAGACAGAGGATAGTAAGGCCTTTGAAACGTTACAAGACTTAGTCAAAGACTCTTGGACAGAGCTGTTTGACAAAGAGGCGTTTGACAAGGTCTATGATTTCTCTAACGGTTCAACTGTCGATACTATGGCTTACTTGCTTGAGGCTATCACAGGGGTCATCTCAGAATGGGAGAAACGTAACAACACAGACGCTCTCAAAAAGTATCTAGGTGACTGACATGCTGGACCTATCAAGGAAATTGACAGATGAGTTAGTCCTTGGTGATGATGTGTATCCAATGAATATCGCTTTTAACAAGGTCTTGAAAGTGGTGGAGCTGATCAATGATGATGACATTGACGAGCTTTACAAGCCTTTCCTGGCTATTCAAATCTTGACTGGTGTAGATTTTACTCAGGCTTTAACTCCTGAACAGGCTACAGCAATCTTTAAGATGATTTTTGAGGAGCATATCAGAATTATTCCAGCTAAAGACACAGCACCAGTACTAGACCTAGCAGGGAACCCAATCAAGAGCAAGATACGCTCTAGGAGCCAATCTGAGGGAGGAGATCGTCTTTTTAGCTTGAAGTACGACGCTGAGTATATTTACTCATCATTTCTCCAGGCTTATGGGATTGACCTCATAGACGCTCAGAACAGCCTGCACTGGAAGAAGTTCAACGCTCTACTAAATGGGCTACCTAGCGACACTAAATTTGCTGAGGTGCTGAAAATACGCTCTTACAAGCCCCAAAAAGGCGACAGTAAGAAGTACAAGGAGAACATGAAGAAACTCAAAAAAGAGTATGCTCTACCTGATGAATTTGACTACTAATTTTAGAAAGGAGGTACACAATGGCAGATGGTTCAGTTACTATCAAGGTTGATATGGATGGCTCTAATGCTCAATCAGGTATTAGCAAGCTCAAGTCACTTTTTGGAGGCCTTGAGAGTGCAGGGCAAAAAGTAGGCTCAGTATTCAAGTCCGTTCTTGGCGCTAACTTGATTGGTTCGGCCCTTACTACAGGGATTGGGACTATTACTAGTGGTATCCGTGAAATGGCCTCTGAGCTCAACAGTTCACAGAAAGCCTGGAAAACTTTTGAGGGAAACCTCCAAGCCTTTGGACGATCAGCTGAGGAAATCAAAGCAGCTAAGACCGAAATGCAGGACTTTGCGACAAAGACCATCTACTCAGCCTCTGACATGGCTAGTACTTACTCACAGCTTGACGCTGTAGGTACAAAAAATGTAGGTAGTCTAGTTAAGGCCTTTGGTGGACTTGCAGCCTCAGCAGAAAACCCAGCTCAAGCCATGAAATCACTGTCTACTCAGGCAACGCAGATGGCAAGTAAGCCTAAAATTGCCTGGATGGACTTTAAAATCATGATGGAGCAAGCTCCAGCTGGTATGGCTGCAGTCGCAAAAGAGATGGGAATGTCTACGGCCGATCTTGTAAAAGCTGTTCAAGATGGGAAAGTCAAGACTGAGGATTTCTTTGACGCTCTAAACCGTGCAGGGAACTCAGACGCTTTTCAAAAGATGGCCACAGAGTTTAAAACAGTTGACCAAGCCATCGATGGAGCAAAAGAAAGCCTCTCTAATAAACTCATGCCAGCCTTTGAAAAATTTAATAAGTTTGGTATCAAGGCAGTAAATGCAATTTCAGACGCTTTGGACAAAATCAATTTTGACAGCGTAGCTGATAAGCTAGGGGCATTCTTAGAGAGCATTGACATCGATGGGTTCATCTCAACTATTACAGGTGCATTTGCCAAAGCTGGAGAGACTGTCTCAGAGTTCTTTGCAGTCTTTAATAAAATTGGAGTATTTGAATATATTTCAGACACGCTCAGGGATATAGGAGTGACAGCCATGTCAGTCTTTAAAGAGCTGACAAGTCACATCAATAGATTTGACAGTTTGACTGAGGGCTTTGGGAATATCATCATTTTTGTAAACAAGGTCATTCAAGACCTAGCTGCTGGTATTCAGTTTGCCCTTGAGGCTTTCTCTAATACTGGAGCGATTAAAAACGCTTATCAAGCCTTTAAAGAACTATCAGAGGCAGCACTTGACCTATATGACAAATTATCAGACCTCATCCCATGGGAAACTATCGGAGAGTCAGCTGGTAAAATCGTTAATTTTATTTCACAGATGGCGAGCTCATTTGCTAAGTTCATCAAAGGGCTTGACGCTAATACGATCAGGAATGTCGCAACGGCTCTAGTGACCATGGCTGTGGCTTTTAAAGGCATTCAGGCTGGAGTAGCGATCGCCAAAGGTCTCAAGTCAGCTTTTGATTTTGGGAAAACAATCATAGGCCTAATTGGTAACATCTTAGGGCTTACCACAGCTCAATTTGCTAATGCTGGAGCAAGTGCTGCAATGAGTGCAGGAAATACAGCAGTTGGAACAACAGCGTCCGCAAGCGCTGGCTCTGTCTTGAGATTGGGCGCCGCAGTTCTTATGATCGGCGCAGGGGTCTTGATGGCTGCCGCTGGTGTTTATGTCCTGGTACAGGCGGCTATACAACTTGCCTCAGCTGGAACTGGTGCACAGGTCACAATGCTTGCTATTGTAGCAGGTATTGCTTTACTTGCTGTGGGAGCGGCTGCATTAGGTCCAGCATTGACAGCAGGCGCTGTGGGTATTTTGGCCTTTGGTGCTGCAGTCTTGATGATTGGAGCTGGTGTCGCAGTTGCTGCACTAGCAGTAGCTGTACTAGTTGACGCTATAGCCAATGGTTTTGCCTTAATTATCAATACGATTTCAAGCAATGCGCCTCAGATTATCAGCATTATTCAGGCAATCGCTGAGGGTATTCGGACAGCTATGGATGGCATAGCTAACATCATCATCTCTGTAGGCATTGCCATCAATATTGCCCTACAAGGTATCGCTGATATTTTTAAGTCGGTCGGAGAGTCAATCTCTACGGCTGCTCAAGGTATCGGTAAGGGCATTGAGAGTGTATTCAATGGCATTTCAACGGTCATCAGCTCAGTTGGTGGTGCAGTTAGAACAGTTTTAGATGGTATTGCTAATGTATTTACGTCGATTGGTACGGCTGCAAGGAATGCAGGTCTAGGTGTTAAGGCAATGGCTGAGGGAATTCAGTTGCTTGTAGGCCTCAATCTAGCTGACCTTGCAGGGACTTTGACAGTTGTTTCTGCAGGTCTTGCCGCTATTGCTAACTCAGGTATAGCTACAGCTGGCCCTGGATTGCAACAGGCAGGAACAGGTCTAATGTTGATAGCTACATCTGCTCAACTTGCAAGTGTAGCTATGCAGTCATTGCCTACAGCTTTGACATCATTGAGCACTAGCCTCAGTACATTGCCTGAGACATTAACAATGGCAGGGACAGCTATGAGCACCTTTGCTACATCCGTCATGAGCTCATTTGCGAGCCTTGGAGGCTCAGTAGCAAGTGTCATGATGTTGCAAACAGGCTTGATGTCTCTATCTAATGCAATGATGATGGCGCAAAGTGGAGCAACTATAATGGCCTCTACACTAGAGATGATTAACTCATCAGCTATGTCAGCCTCATCAGCTATGTCTCAACTTGCTACAGCAATCAGCTCAGCAATGACACAGGCTCTGTCATCTGTGCAAGCAAGCATGATGATGATGGTCACAGTGGTCTTGCAGTCATCAATTCAAATGACTCAAGCTGGTCAACGTGCTGGACAAGGGGTGTCTAATGGTGTAACTAATGGTATCCGCTCAGGAATTGCCTCAGCTACATCAGCAATGTCAGCCATGTTAAGCTCAATTCAAGCTACAGGGATGAGAGGCGTTTCTACTATGCGCTATGTAGGCTCTATGATTGGCCAAGGTTTAGCAAGTGGGATGTATTCAGCTCTAGGAGCCGTTACGGCTGCAGCTAATGCTCTAGTTGCTCAAGCTGAGAGAGCAGCGCAAGCCAAGGCTAAGATCCACAGCCCGTCACGACTATTTAGAGACAATGTAGGTAGATACATTGCTCAAGGTATTGCTGTAGGTATTGAACAGAATAGCTCTGATGTGGTTGATAGTCTGGCATACGTTCAGAAAGAGATGTCAGCGTTCAAATTTGGCGCTGAGGACTTGCTAGGTTTAGGAAAACATACTGTATCCAGTCAGTTTAGGCTCAAATCACTCACAGAACGAGCAGAAACGAGCCAAATCGAGGTTATTCGTGACCAGGCTGACAAAGTCCTAGCTAGAGCTCTTGAAGTGGCTGAGGAGGCTGTTAAGCGCCCTGTGAACATGGTACTAGATGACGGTACTCTGGTTGCTAAAATCGGAGATCCAATGACTAACTATCAAAATGATAAGTTAATGATTGATAACATGATGAGAGGTATTATCTAATGAATAATGACACAATCACAATCAATGGATTTGACCTCTCTGAGGTTATTGACATTATAGACATCATCCGTCCAGTAGGAAATGAGCGCCACGTTGTCACAAATGACGCTCCACTTGTCGGAGTTAATCTCCAAGAAGTGCGAACAGGCGCCAAAACCATCAAAGTCAAGTTTGCTATGCAATATGGCAACGGCATGACACTTGAAACAGCTAAGCACAAATTAGCTGGCATTTTTAACACCTCAGAGGCTGTCAAGATTGTCATTTCAGACGAGCCTGACAAGTATTACATGGGTCTAGTATCTGGTTCCGTTGACATAGAGAACATTACTAGATGGTTTCAAAAGGGCAGTTTTGACCTGATTATCCCTGACGGAGTAGCTCACGGCTCAACCTATAAGAGTTTTGATAACGGACAAGAGCAACCTGACAAGGTTGTTTTTAATTTGGTCAATAATGGCAACGTCCCAGCTTTTCCTGTCGTTACGGTTAAGAATAACGCCGAGAATGGCTATATCGGTCTAGTCAATGCTAGCGGAGCTCTTGAGGTTGGTGATCGTGAAGAGGCCGATATAGGCGTAGTTAAGCGGTCAGAGGTATTGATTGATTTTAGAGAAGATAGAATTTCAAACGGTTTTGTAAGAGCTACCAAAAACAAGGCTGTAACTAATGATAATGGCGAGAACGTGGTAGGAGCGTCTGAGCTAACCACATTGTGGAATAAGAAACACATTAGGCTCAGAGACCAAACCACACCTGGCAAATATGGGAACTATGCTACATCTCTATCATGGGACATCCCAATAGATAGCTCTGGAGCTGTTGGCTCGCTTGATGACTACATCACAGGTAAACAGATATTCGTATCTAATGCAGCTAATCAATATGGATTTATCAAGATTACAGTATCAGACACAAATGGTCAGTTTTTGTATGGTTTTGAAACATTCAAGCGAACACAAGGACAGGATTGTGAGTTTAATGTGTTTGGTTCTGATGGAAAGGGGAGCTATTACTTTCTTAAGTGCTGGAATTTCACAGGCACCTCTGACAGTGCTTTAAATCCATTTTCATCAACCAAAGGGCAGTTTGAACTCAAGCGCAATGACGACAGGCTCCAAGTTTACTACAAAGGCTCTCATTACAGCTTTATCATTCCTGAAATTAAAGGCCGAAAGTCAGCTAAAATCCATGTCATGCTTGGAGCGTATCATGACAAGCCTATGCTTGCTCACATGTATCTTGATGAGTTGATGTATCGTAAGGATTTTGTCCCAACAATAGGGGATGTGCCTAATCGCTATCCAATCGGTTCAAATGTTGTGTTAAATAGCGAGAATGACACTGTCACAGTGGACGGTCTTGAGAAGATTGTAGATGTCGTGGATGGCTCAAGTTTCTTGACTATCCCACCAGGTAACAGTCAGCTTGAGGTCTATTGCTCAAGTTGGGTCAAAACCAAACCCACTGTCAAAGTAGAATTTAAAGAAAGGTATCTATAACAATGTTATTGACTATACATGACTCAAATTTGAGAAAAGTGGCTTTTATCGACAATGACAAACAGGATACATT